GAGCTTATCTATTCGCAGAACCACAATCGGGAGTTCAATACGGAGGCCGCGAAGCACCGCGTTGAACTCGCAGTGGAGGAACTTGCGGCTTGCGCGAAGCGGGCAAAGACGCTTCAAAAGCTCAAGATCTCGATAGACGACGCGATAAGCAAGGCGATCTTGCCCGCATTCGAGCCGTCTATGGACGAAGAAGCGCGCGACCTTTACCTAAGCGATCCGCCGAAGCGGTTCCAGCTTATTGCCGCCGCTTCCGAGAATGCCCCGGGCGCGATCCCGGGGACGGGCTGGGGCGCGTTTAATGCCCTTACCTACTTCGCAGACCACCTAGCCGGTCGATCTACGGCCACTCGGCTATATTCGGCATGGTATGGCGATCTGGCGAAAGTTAAGCAGAGAGCAGAGAAAAACCTTCTGGAGCTAGTGTGATGCCTGCATTTACAGTGGAAGCGAAAAAGAGCGACGAAACAGGCTGGGGCCGGATCTCTTCGGCGGAATACGAACCCGGAGACGACCGGAAGGCTATCGAATCCCGGGCTAAGGCCCGGGATCGGGCAGCGGATATGCTTGCGACTTGGAGCAGGCAACCGACGTTTGCGGGCTACATCTTCCGCTTACAGGAAGAAAAGGTGTGGCCGCCTAGGGGGCAGTGAAAGAAAGTTCTTTTAACTCAGGTGGGGTTGGCGGTAAAGAATCCTCCAATCCCACTGAAATAGGTCAGGGGACGGGTAAAATGGATCTGAGTAAGGTAAAGTTGTCGGACGTGGATCTGATCGCACTTGCAGGGCAGGTTATGGGCAAGCCCCAAGAACGCCCCGCAAGCAAGGAAGAGGCAGCGGGGAGACTCGTTAGCTGCCTCTCTTTGCAGGTCGGATCTGTTCTGCTTAAGAGCGACGTGGACGCAGTATTGCACGCCGAAGATCTCCCGGAGGCGGAAAAGAAGCTGAAGCGAGTGCTCGCGAAAACTGGAAACGGGCCATACACCCCCATCGAAAACGGAGAAACTACAATGGCAACCGCTAATCTCTCGAATACCTCGAAGCACGAACCGAAGAAGGTTCGCACCCTTTTCCCGCCTGTGGATGGCGTCGTTAAGGCGTCGGAAGTGAAGGGCATTAAGGGCATTAAGGTGAAGGAGACCGCCGAGACCGCCGCTAAGGCCCCGGAGAAGGGCAAGGGAGCCGGTAAGGGTAAGGCCGCGCCGAAGGGTAAGGAGCCTGCGAAGGCCCCTGCGAAGAAGGCTGCGGCGAAGGAGAAGGCACCCGTCCGTGAGAGCTTCGGCCGCAAGTCGGTGCATTCCGGAAAGAGCTTGCACCCGAAGCATACGGAAGACGGCAAGCTCGTTAACCCGCGCCGCGAGGGTACGCACGGGTTTAACTCCTACTCGATCCTGCTTAAGCACCCGGGGATCAAGTATGAGGATTATATCGCGAAGGGCGGACGCCATAACGATCTCGCATGGGATATTGCCCACGACTACGTAAAGGTGGGCTAACGAGGAACGCGGGCAAGCGACTCCGACCGTTTGCCAGCATAACATCCGGCCCCGTGCAAAGGCCCGGAGCATACGAAAGGAGGTAAGGCCATGGCCGTTAGCTAAAGGGCTACTTCTCTAGGACCGAACGCTTCAAAACTCACAAAGGGGCGTGCTAGCAGCATAAATAGGGCTTTTCGGATCGCACACTGCAAAGTCCCCGCTAGCACGTTCCCTGCCGACTGCTTTCCGGGCCTCCGGGGCGTAGGAATACTAGCCTCGTCTTCCCGCTGTGGGCTAAGTGCCGAGCCCGGTTCCGCCGTACCGGATGCCCCGGAGGCTCGGAAAGCAGTTCTAGAACTCTGCAGCGCCGCGAGAGATCGCGGCTTTTTTAATTGGAGGTAAGATGCAATTCGAGGAACTGTTCAAGTTAGGCCTAGACCGAAGTCTAGGGCAGTTGCGAAGCCCGCCAACTGGACTTTGGTTCGATATCGGAGGAACCGGCAAGGGCAAGGCCCTTAACGGCATTCCGCTAGCAATGCCGGAATGGCAATTCCCGAGAGACCGCATCCCCGCAAGCAATGAAACCGTCGCAATATTGCACTGCTATCATTTTCTAGAGCACCTAAGCGGAAAGGACGCAATCGCATTCCTCCGAGAAGCGGAGCGGGTCTTAATGCCGGGAGGCATCCTGCAATACTGCATCCCGCATGCGTGCGCAGAGATTGCTTTTCAGGATCTAGATCACAAGAGTATTTGGACGGAAAGCAGCTTTCGAATGCTCTTCGCTAATCCATATTATGATCCGTCAATCGGTATGCAGCCATGGCGCTTGCAGGTCTACTATCAGGTTATTGCAGGCGTAGTGCAGCGCAATCTTTGCTTACTCGGGCAACTCTTAAAGGTGTAAAATGGCAAAATGGACGCAAGGCTCCGGGATCGGTCCGGAAAGTTACTATTGCATTTTGCGGCCCGGTCTCGGGCTTTCCGTCCATTGGGAGTCCATCGAACGCCTGCCCGATTCCGCGCCTAGGTATAACGTCGTGGTTTTCGGTAAGCTGCTAGCGGTTCGGCAACCGGACGCGGAGACGGGCAAGCTAGTAGCGGAAGGAGTTGCTAAAAAGTGGCTCGAAGAGTCGCTTAAGGCGCTCAAAGAAAAGTAGCGGACGGCAGGTAATAGGGATTAGCGGACATGAGCGACATCGAGAAAATGCAGCGCGCCACACGAGAGTTAGGGCTCGCAATCAACGTGCAGCTTTTCGGTCGGCGGCAAGATGGCAAAGCGGAGAGTGAGCTGCGACTGATGCTTGCGGAGGCCTACGCTAAGCGAGCCGGTATCGACGCAGCAATAAAAGCTGCCGAAGCCGCGCTGCCATTCGCAAGCGCCGACTTCAAGCGGACGGCAGGTAATAGGGATTAGCGGACATCACCATGAGAGACACTAACTACGTCCGGGAAGACGGCCTGCGCGTCCCGGTGTCAAAGCTGTCCGACGCGGAGATAAGCGACTTGTTGGCGTCCGACTTATGTATCTGTGACAGCGACGGACACACCGACGAACTGTATTGGGTTCGGGAGCGGCTGCTGATTGAGCAGCGCATTCGCGCGCTCGGCATGTCCGCTTCTCAGTAAAAGCAGACGTAAAATTGGGGATGTGTAATGAGAGTTAGAAGTTACGGGGGAAGGCTGCTCGTAGAAGGGCAGCCGACTTCTGCGTTGTTTGCTGCGCTTAAGCAGTTCGAAGGTCCGCGCCGGTGGACCTCGAAGCAGGCGCTTTCGCTTACGGATAGCGGGCATAACCGCGAGATCCTAGCAAAGATCGGCATAACCGCGCCGAAAGAAAACGCAGCGCCCGACCTGCGACTAAAGCCGAGCCGCCTAGCTTTTAAGACGGAACCCTTCGCGCATCAGCTTACCGCGCTAGAGAAAATGCGGGCGAAGGAGCACTTCGCACTTTTCATGGAGCAGGGAACCGGGAAGACGAAGGTTTGCATAGACCGCGCGGCGGAACTCTTCTGCGAAGGCAAAATTACGGGCCTGCTCGCGATCTCGAAGAAAGGCGTCCATCGCCAATGGGTAGAAAGCGAAGTCCCGGATCACTGCGCAGTCGATTACGAGGCAGCATATTGGCGCAATAAGCCGCTAGAACCGGCCCTTCTAGTTCGCGGAAGGACGCTAAAGATCTTCGCCGTTAACTGGGACGGCATCAAATCGAAGAAGGGTAGCGAAGCCGTGCTTGCATTCTGCAAGGCGCATTCCGGATCGCTTATGATAGTAGGAGACGAGAGTCAGGAGATTAAGAATTATAGGACCGATCGATATAAGGCCGCAGAGCGACTAATCCAGTTCGGATCGCATCGGGTTATCGCAACCGGAACTCCGATTGCAAAGAACCTTACCGACGAATGGGCGCAACTTAAGTGGCTTAACGAGAGCATCCTGGGCATTAAATACGTTACCGCGTTTCGCGGGCGCTACTGCATTATGGGAGGCTTCGAAAATCGGGAGGTTATCGGGCATAAGAACGTGGACGACTTTAACGCTCGCGTGGCCCCGCATGTCTTCCGAGTGCAGAAGACCGACTTAGGCATGCTGCCGAAGCAGTATGCTAAATGGTTCTACGATCCGTCTTCCGAGCAGCGAGCGGCGATGCGCGAGCTAAAGGAAGAGGCTGAGCTTATGTTCGAAGACGGAACAAAGATAACCGCCGCGAATGCGGCAGTTATTCTCGGCAAGCTCCAGCAGATTACGTCCGGCTTCCTGCTACGGGAGGACGGAACGTCGCTGCAAGTCGTAGCACCGGAGCGCAATCCGAAGCTCGAAGCGTTGCAGGAATATCTAGAGGCAACGCCCGGGAAGGTCGTAATATGGTTCCGGTTTAAGGAAGAGGCGCGGCTTATCGCTGCTCGTCTTAAGGAGATCGGCCGCAGCTTCGTGGAATATCACGGCTCCATCTCCGATAAGGAGCGGACGAAGGCCGTAGCAGAGTTCAACTCGAAGTCCGGGGCAGAGATCTTCCTGGCGAATGCGGCAAGCGCCGGAACTGGACTAAACTTGCAACACTCGCAATGCAGCGACAATCTCTATTTTACCAACACCTTTAACGCGATAGAGCGCTGGCAATCGGAGGACCGGACGCACCGCATGGGAGTAACTTGGCCGGTGAAATATACCGACCTACTAGCGAAGGGCACGATAGAAACCTACGTTCTAGGCAACCTGCGGGGTAAGAAGTCGCTTAGCGACTTAGTCCTAGGGGGATTGAGCAAGTTTGCGAAAGGAGAGACATGAGATATACCCCGAAGGAACGGCGACTTATTAACTACTTTGCTTCGCGGAAGAAGGCGGGGAAGACGACCTTTAGCGTGGAGCAGATTGCGAGAGTGGCTTACGGGCATCTCCCGAAAGAGGATTGGCCGCCTAATTGGCGCAACTCCGTAATAGCTCAGATGCGTCTGCTCATAATTAAGACGAGCGTGGAGAAGTGGAGCTTAGTGCGTTCGTCCGGTCTCGGGCGGGGCAATCCCGCCCGTTACCAGTATATGCGCAACCCGCGAGATACGGAGGACGGGCCTTATCTTGCAATGCGAAGGAGAGAGGTTGCATGACTATAAGGCAAGTCGCAGCCTTCGAGCCGATGCACGATAGCATCCGGCTCGCGGGCTTCGAGAGAGTATCGCGAGAGCAGGCAGAGAAGGAGCTAGCGGAGCTAAAGCAGCGGAAAAGGCCGCTCTTTATGGCAATAGATCCCGCAGGGGGAGCGTCGATAGGTGGGGTTGAAGGCGACGTCTATATCCTGGACGATCCTTTATTGGAGAACATTCTAGCATGGCGCGAAAAGCTGCTAGCGCTAGAGCATCCGTTGACGCAGGTTATAAATCGTCTTACGGGCAAAAATCCGGAGGCAGAGACCTTCATAATCGATTCTATGCAGACGCGCGGCTGGTCTACGAAGTTCTTCGAAGACTAGCGGCCTTCGAGGGAAGGCTAGACGGGGCGAGGCGCTAGGCAACCTGCTTAGCGCCTCTTTTCTATCGGAGAAGGCGACTTGAGCACGGAAAAGGAAATTGCAAAGCTACTGATAGAGCTAGAAGAGGCAACGGACTATGGCGAATTAGTAATCACACAGAAAATGATCGATGTTGGAGTAGAGGTTTACAACAACCCAAAGCAATATGAATCGTATGAGTCGACAGTCATAGAGATATTTTGTGCGATGCTATCGGCTAGCGACTGGAATGTGAGATATCGGAAAACTCTAGGGGGATAGCAACGATGCAGGATAGCGATGTGCTCCGGGCGGTAGAGCATGCGAGGGGGAAGGTTCGCGCCTTTTGGCCCTTTGCCTTCGCTAAAAGATACGAACCGAATATGTATCCTTTTAGCGGGGAAACTGCTTCGCACATTCTATATATGTGCGACGAAGTCGAAAAGCACCTAGTGGCGGGCGAGTGGGACTCCGCTATGCTCGATCTCGGGTTCATACAAGGCGTCCTTTGGGGGCGATGCCTTGCACGGTTAGAAGAGTTAAAAGAGGCCAATAGGCCAGAGGCGGATCATGGCAATCGGGGTATCAATCAGAGACCTTCTGACAAAGGCCTCTCAGACAACGGTGGCGATAGAGCAAGTGCAGGAAGCACACAAGATCGTCCGCGCCGCGTCTTTGGATCGGTTCCAAAGCCTTATCGGAAAGAGGCGGGGGACTCTGATCCAGATCTCGGCAGAGCTAGACCGAATGGATCTGCACTTCGAGCAGGAGAAGAGGGAGTATGAAGACGCGCGGAAGCAAGTCCTAGTGCAGCTTTCCGAGGCAATGCGCGACCTTCTGCAAGCCCAGCACTCGCTTATTGATGAGCTTAAGTCGCTCGGGATAAAAGGCGAGGTGGCCCCGCTTCAGGAGATTGAAGCAAAGCTGCGGCAGCTTATAAACGCACCCGAGAATCAGGTGTGACCTTCTAAGAAGGCATTTACGAGCCAAAAAAGGAATTGGCCTATCCCTAGGCCAATTACCACCCATGCGACATAGCACGCTAAAGTGATCATTTTAGCGATCTCAGGACCTGGACCGCTAATTCTGCTGCTTCCTTGGGGGCGAAGTTGAGTGCTGCGCCGATCCCGTAAAGCACCCCGAGGATACCTAGCGACTTCCCCCAATTCAGGAGGCCTTCCAGGGTCAACTTGATGTCCTTGACGTCTTGCCGCATCTCGGACAACTCCCGGGACATCTGCCCAAGGAGAAAATGAAATTGGCTCATTCGCCATGCGCCTTACCTCTTGTCGGTAATTGCAGTCACGTATTTCTGCAACCCCGCCGCCTTATCCGCACATGCCCCATATTGCGCCCGCGACTTCGCGTAATATTCGACGCGATTCCGAGGGTCACTTTCTTGTTGCGGCCCCGGCACCTTCGTTAATGCCGGGCAAGGCTGCATAAGCTGCGCATCCGGACGCGGCACGTCCGTAGTCGCTAGGATCTTCCCGTCCGCACACCCGGCCAGGAAGAGAAGAATAAGGCCCGCCCCCACTCGCATAGGCTCACTTCCCTCTTTCGATACGGTTTAAGCGATCAATGATGTTTTGCGGAATACCCTTCGCCTGCGGCACGGAAACGTGCGGCGCTGGCTCGGGGCACTTAGCCTCCGCAGTCGTTACGGAAGGCAAGGGCAACGGAGAAGCCTTCGCCTTCTCTAAGTTGGCGTAATAGTTGTGCATAGCCTCGATAGTATTCGCCACTGCATCTTCGCGAACGCGATCCGCGTCTCTTCTTTCCTCCTGCAACTTCGTTTGAAGCTCGAAGAGCCGACGATTACGCGCGGCCATTTCCGCAGCCAGCGCCCTATCCCGCTCTTCCCATCCCCAGTTATAGACAGCCTGCCCCGCCGTAAAGATAACGGCTAGGGCAGCTACGAGAGCAGCCCATTGCATGGTTAGCTCCCCTCGCTCGGATCGTATCTGCCTTCCTGATAGTCCTGCTTATGCCATTCTTCGAGCAGCCAAGCAGAGCCGACCGCGACCGCCCCGCCGACGCAGACGAGCAGAAGCATGTGGTCCGCTGCGACCTGCTTAACCTTGCCCGTAAACTCCGTAGCGAACCCGAACCAGTCAGCAGTGCTCATCGTCATAAATGACGTAGTCGTCCCCGCAGCCGCGAGCTTAATCCGATTCAGCAGCCGCATCTTGCGCGAGACCGGGCGAAGATCCGCAACGGCGATCATCGTGCGGTCCGGGTCCACCGCTTGCGGCATAAAGTCGGGCGCGGGTTCCTCCGCAGGCTTAAGGAAGAGTGCGATCTCTGCCTTCCTACGGCGAACTAGACCCGGGGTTACTTTCCCATTGTATTTATTCCAGGCCTCTAGGCAGTGTAGCGCCCCTTCCTTATCGCCACGGTTAAGGCATTGCAGAACTTTGCTCGGGGCCTTCGTCCCGTCCTTAAGCTCGATAGTAAGCCCGCCGCAATTGTAATCGAAGCAGACGAGCGCGCCGCGTTCGTTTTCATTCAGTGAACACTTAACGAGTTCATCCACTCGCCGTTCGTGAATAGAAAGCTCTTGCGCAAGGGCAGCTTCGGCTTGCGCCTTCGTCCACACCATGCCCATCTTAATGCCGCGCGTACACCCCCACCCGATTGTAGGAATATCTGCCTTTCCGTTAATAACTTCCTGGTACGCTTCGCAACCGCCATCGGGACGGCGCTTGTGGTATCCTTCGAACGATTTAATCAGATCTAGCGTTGCCGCATTTACGCTCATAGCCCTCACCCTGCCTTGCTTAGACTTTGCCCCATAAGCGACTCAGCCTTCATCTTCTCAGCCGTAATCGCCTGCCACGACTCGTCGTCCGTCGTAAGCCGCATAGCCGCTAGCCCTACGTCCCCCTCGTAGTGCAGCACTGCATAGGCGTCGATTATCGGAGGCGGTACAAAGTCGATATTATCGCCCGCCTTCCAGGTTGGCGGCAGCGTAAGCCGAACCCGCCATGCGTCGTTAACGAGTGCCGCCCGCATGCGCTCGTCTTCGAGAAGTTGAGCGAAGCCCTGCGTTGCCCGGGAGACTTCTATATTTATGAAGTCCAGCAGCTTCTTCCCGTCAAATTCGGCCCCGTTACCGCTGCTCCGCTTAATCTCGTTACGGATGCCGGCCAACGCCCTTTCGAGCGATCCCATTATCTTCTCTTCGAGATCCGGGGAAGCCGCCCCGAGCGGCATAAGAGGCCGCACATTAGAGACGGGAGGCGCTGCTTCGTCGGTCGCCGTTTCGCCGTCCGGGAGCACGTCTAGCCGCTCTAGCACGGTAATATTGCCCGCCCCGGTCTGCTTCTCTTCCGCGAACCGCTTAAGCCACAGCGGGTTAATCGGCATGCCAGTGGCCTGGTTAATCCGCAAATAGAACTCTTCCCCGGGCAGCTTGCCATGCATACGCTGCCGCCCGGTTATCTGCACTCTTACAAACATGGCCCCTACCCCTCTGGTTTTACGCTAAGTCGGCCAAGCCGCAATCCCGGCCAACGTCGGGTTCTCTATCTGCTCCTTATTCGTCACCGTTCCCCCAATTATGGCCGCAACTATAGCGGCTTGCACGGCGAATGCCGCCTGATTACGCAAAGCCATAGCGTCGATTATTGCCGTTAGTTGCGCCCCCGTCGCAGGGAAGGTTACGAGGCCGATAGTTACCTGGATCGGCTCCGTTATCGTCCCGTCTAGGATCGAAGCCCTTGCCCTCCGGAGGCGCGAATCTGCGGTGTCGTCTCCGGGGATGCGAACCCCGTTAATAACGATGCCATCACACATAACTCGCCATCGCTTATCCGCAGCATATGCCGCTAGATCTTCCTGCGAGTAGGCCGGGGCGGGTTCGCCTTCGCGCCGAACGTCTCCGAATACTATTGCACCCATGAACTCGTCTCCTTACGCAGCCCAACGCAGGCCGACGCCATTTATCTCTAGGTTTTTGTTATTTGCCGTTACGATCTTCCATTTCATGCTTGTGCCGCTAGGCTGCGCAGATATGTCTAGACCGTCGTGAACGTATAGCGTCGTTCCGTCCACTAGCGAAGTCTCCGCTGCGAGCGTTGCAGCGGTAAACGTCGTTCCGCCGTCTCGGGAGACGTATGCGATAAGGTCTGTGTTGATCGTAATGCTATCGATAGGCTTCGCCTGTACTGCAATTCGAGCGCGGGTAGGAGTTGCCGAAGCGGTAAACGCTGCGGAGATTAGCGTCATGTTCTGGTAGGCGTTCGCCTCCATCATCTGGATCTCGGCAACGGACCAGCGATACGACGCGACGTTCACGCCAGCGCGCAAGCGCCAGTATTGATGTGCGCCGTAATCGGAAAGTGTAAACGTCTGCACTGACCAAGAGGCGGTAACGGGAGAGATCGTCGTGGCAGTCGTCCACGCCGAACCGTTGTCGGAATATTCGACGAACAGCGAGGATTGGCATTGTTGCGGGTAGAACGCGCTACCGTCGCCAACGGTATCGCCTTGGTCGAGCGTGATCTTTCGGATGCGCTTGGCGCTGCCGAAGTTGTAGCCGAGATATTCTTGGTTAGAAAGCTGCGAGCCGACGCCACCTTGCCAACCATACCCAACCACATTGTCGAAAACGTTGGCGAGAGAGCCACCGGCCGGGGCCGTACCGATTGGAGTTCCGCCTGTGGTCAGGTCGGATGTGTAGGTAAACGTCGCAGCGATCTTGCCTGCGGTGCTCGTGTCTCCATTTGTTGTAGTCGTAACGTCCGTAGTCGTCTGCAACGGGTCAAAAATGCCGTTCGGCATATTGATCCTAGTCGCCTTAAGCTCCGCCACCATCATCGCCAGCGCCCGAATATCCGGGCCATGCACTAGCGCGAGCTTATACGGAGATACATAAGTTGCGTCGTCTACGCCCGCTAGCGCCTGCGTAGAAGTCGCGAGCGAGGCTCCGGAAGAAGCAGAGACCCAGGCTGGCAAGCCCGAGACTAGCTGCAACGTCTGCCCGTCCGTCCCCTTCGCGAGCCGCGAGACCGCGCCTGCTCCGCTTCCATAGATTAGATCTCCGGAAACGATGGATAGAGTAGCGATAGCCGTTAGAAGCGCACTATACGCTTGCACGTTAGAGCCGATTGCTACGCCTAGGTTCGTCCGCGCCGTTGCCGCATTCGCAAGGTCTGAAAGATTGCTGGCTTTTGCGAGCTTCGTTCCGATTAGCGTGGCTGTCGTCGCGGCATAGTTCGGATCGTCGCCTAATGCGTCCGCAAGCTCCTTTAGAGTGTCGAGGGTGCTGGGCGAAGAATTTACGAGAGCGGCAACGCCCGCAGCCACGACCGCTTGCACGAAGGCAGTCGTAGCAATCTTAGTCGTACTATCCACCGTCCCCGCGACGGTCGGGGCGGTCGGGGTTCCGGTAAGGGCCGGGGACGCGAGCGGAGCCTTAGCAGCAAGGTCTGCGGTTAAGCCGCTTACGTCCGATTCCGAGATCGAAAGCAGGGCCTTTATTGCCGACGCAGTCGCAGCCTTAAAGACTGCAATTCCCTCCGTTCCGCCCCCTAGATTCGAAAGCGCAAGATCTGCATTCGCAACGTCGCTCAGATTACTCGCGGCAGAGAGCTTGCCTAAGATAGTAGTCTCGTCTGCCGCAAGCTCGTCAAAGATCGCATCCGTTACGACCGCGATAGCGTTCGCAACGGTCTCCGGGGAAAGGCTACCGCGCGGCCCCGTCTTAATCGTTGCGAGAAGGGCAGCTTTAGCATCTGCATATGTCGTCATCTTAGAAGCCCTTCAGCCAATCCGCAGTAAGCCCAGGAGGCGGGGCGGGCCAATTCGCGTCTACGAATGCATCCGCAAACTGCTCCGAGGCAATAATTGCCTCTCGCTTAGTTACCATCGCGTCTTCCCAGTCGTCCAGCGCCCAAAGCATCTGAACGTCTGAATACTGCTCCGGGGTTAGAGACTGCGTTATGTTTTTCCCTTCCGAGAGGCCAATCGAAACGAGGCCGTTCAACTTTATGCCGTAGCTGACGATTGAATCCCGCTTACCGTCGAAAGCGAGAGCGATACGGCGCTTGAACTCCGCTCTTACGGAGTTCGCTGTCTTTTCATTCTGGTAAGCGATCACTGTCGGATCGCTGCTTAGCATATCGACTGCCCCGGCCATAGGCCACTGCGAGACGGCAGTTATCTTGCCCGCGCCGTCGCGGGTAACGTAGACCTTAGCCACCATTACAGATACTCCCACCCGAGCGTTTGAATCGAGATATTTTGCGAGTCGCCATAGATAAAGTCGTACACCTTTATCTGCCCCGACGTATCCGAAAGCACATTCATTTCACAACTCGGATACTGCACAGTTTGCCCGGACCACCAGCTAAGTCCCGAGCGCCCATTCGAACTCATCTCCCACACGTAATTGCTGAGTCCGGTAAACGGTCCCGTGCATTCCGTTGCCGCTAGGCCTACTGTACCTTCAGACGGGTGATACATATCCAATCGGCACTTAAGCCACATCTGCGCCATGACGCGTCGGTACTTCGGAACGGAGACCGTAAAGTTAGCGGTGTGCGGCGTTAATCCCCCGTCGATATTTGTGGCGGTATATTTAAGCTCCTGCTGGACGTTTCGGTAAGTGAACCTTCGCCCATATTGATCGAAAGGCTCGATCTGCCCGCTAGAGTTGGTCTTAAACGACGCGCCGTAACGCTTCTTCGTATAGCCGGAAGGAAGCGTAGGAGAGCTAGCGGACGTTGCGAGCGTAGCGACCGCTCCAGTGGTCGGGTTCTTAATTAGATAGACATCGTACATCGTGCTGGCCGTAAGCGAACCCGCATCCAGCCCGTTCGCGCCGACGCCACCAGCATTCAGCGTCGTATTCGTCGGAAGCGTTATCTTAGTCGTGCCATCGTCCGACCAAACTGTTCGAGCCTTAACGGTTAGCGTCGTGCTCGATACGTAGGCGAGTTCTACGCCTACCCAGCTGCTAACGTCAATAATGCCTTCGGAATAGGACGTAAGGAGCTGGGCGTTCGTCCCGTCCGAAACGAATAGCGCAACCTCGTTAGCGATAAGGTCTCCCGGCTCTAGGCTAGATCCGTCGCGGCGCACTATCGGAACCGCAGAGAGAGCGTTCACCTTTAGGGTGGATGCGAGAGTGTTAGTGTTTGCGATCTTTACGAGAACCGCCGTTCCTGCCGGGAACGATACTAGGGCGGGGGAGAAGACGCCGATAACCGCGTTAAGGGTTCCAGTATCTACGATATATGGGATGTTGGCGCTGTAGTTGTTAATCGTAGTGCTGCCGCCACCAGTAAGCACTAGCCAGTTCGTCCATGGCGCAAGTATCCATGCACCGACGTTATCGATACCGCCAACGGTAGCAGTCGGGTCCCAGAAAAGGACTACGATACGCCCCGCAATCGTCTCGCCCCCGCTAAGCTCTGCACCTAGGTGATTTAGGACGTGCTTAATCCCGAGCCCGAGCCCGTTCGCGGTCATAGTCGAGTCGTTGCCGCCCGCAGACTTGAATATAAGCTGCAAGCCCCGGAACAGAGCCCTAGGCGCTACGAAGTCGCCTGCTAGTCCGATAACGGAGGCATTCTTAGCGCCGCCATCAATGCCGAAGACGCCTCCGGACGCATAGCGCGCCGCAGCTTCCGCAAGCATATTAAAGCGGGTATCCGGTCCCGCGAGCGGATCTAGCGCAATGCTCGCGCTAAGAACAATCTGATTAAGTTCCTTGCCGCGCGCATTGTCTTCTGCCGCATGCAAGATTCCAGCGGATGCTGGCGCAGAATTATCGCTTTTCTCTTCCCAAGTCCGCATTTCCCCTTACCCCTCTTTACCAGTCGCTCATGCTCGAAGAGCAGAAAGTGTCGCTGAATGTTTCTTCGAAGGTCTCCGCATAGCACCCGTACCTGAGCGGGTTATTGTTCCAGATTATTACGACGTTCGCGGGCTTAACCCGCTCGATAAGGCACTGGAAGCGGCTTAGCGCCGCGTTCGTTATGCCGTAGGGGATCGGGTAGCCCGGTCCTCTATTCGACGTTCCGTAATCGTAGCCCATACCCGTTAGGCCAATTACGTCGATATACACCCGGAACCTGCCGAGCTTCGGGAAGATGTCGTAACGCTTCGGGTACGTAAATGCGTATAGCGCGGGCTTCTGCACTAGCCAGCCCGGGGTTATCTCGATGTGCATCCCGAAGAGTGCGGCAAGCTCGATCCAGTCCGCCGCAGTCGTCCACCTTCGCTTCGCAAGCCGCCATATAATCCAGGCCCGCCGCTCTTCGAGCGTAGGTGCATCGGGAAGGCAGGGGTCAGGCAACCCTAGTGCCCGCTCCCACTCACCTATTAGCTGCTCCGTCGTAAACGGGTTCAGCTCCGTCGCGAGCCTGCATAGCGCGCAACTCATATCGCGATAGGCAAGCGAGAAGGCCTTAAAGAGCCTATGCGCGTTCTTTTGCGTCATCCGGTAAGCGTCCCAGAAGACGCCTATCGGAAGGTGCCGCAGGATGCTCCAGACCTCGTTACCGTTCGGAGCTAGCGAGTAGCAGTTACGAAACTCGCTCATGCGTTAAAGCTCACAGTCCCGAGCATCGGGAGTTCGTCCGCCCCGACTGTAATATTCGTAGTTGGATTGCTAAGCGTAAAGGTTCGCAGCTTCGCGTTCATAGCCAGATCTACGGTCGCCTTTATCGCGCATTCGATCTCGATTAGCTCGATGCTTTGCGCGAAGGTCGTTTGCTCGCGGAAGAACTGCGCTAGCTGTGCCTTTATCGCGGTCCGCATCGTAGGGGTATCGGGCGCGAGTGCGGATATGTTTATGTCTACGAGCTTGCGAGTTGGAGCTATTACAATAACATCCTCTTCCGCAGTATGCGCGGGCATGATGTTGTTTATAATCGTCGCCTTAACGTCCGCGATCTCCTGCGGGGTAGGGATCGGATTAACGTCCCCGTCCCGGACGAAGGCAATCTTAACCTGCCCCTCGTTTACCCCGTTCGTTCCGAAGAGCGAAGCCTGCCTAATCCACACTCGCGTAACGCCCGGGACCGTCTTGCAGACAATCTCGATCTCGTCTGCCGAGAACATTCCGAAGTCAGTTCCGAGTGCCTTTAGGATGCGAAGGCGATAGTCCTCCGCAGACTCCACGTCGGTTCCGCCCGAGATACCGCCATAAGTCGCGATTGCCGTTGCGTCTACGCCCGTAGGGGCAGAGACGACTGAAAGAGTAGAGCCATTGCCTAGGTTCTGCGCTACGCCCGAGGCTTCGGATTGCACTACGGCGATTCCCCAGGTCGCGGACGCCTTCGCGCCGGTCGTGCTCGGGGAACCGGGGACGGTAGACGGCTGATAAGTAAAGTCTCTTTCATCCACTACGGTAACGGCTTTAATGCCATTGTATGCCGTATCGGCTGCGTCAGTTATCGAGACGAGCACGCCCGTAGCAAGCTGGTGCTCGCTTTCGCATACGGCAATGCAGAGCCCGTTCGCCGCATCGTAGGTTAGACTTTGCAGCACTAGACTTTGAAAAGCGATTGCACCCGGAGTCTTCGTCTTAAAGGTCTGATTATTTGCCTGCAACTCTAGCTCTGCAGGAATAAGAGTTCCAGCGAGGCCCGTAAACGCGACTACGCCCCGGCTCGGGGCAGCGCCTAGGGGATTTAGCTTCGTAAGCGGACGCCACCACCCATTAAATAGGAAGTCGCCGCGAGCAGTCTGCGGAAACGGATCGTTATCAGCGTAGTCCTTTAGCTTCTTATACCAGTCGAAAAGCGCAGACCCGAGAGACTTAACCCATGCCCCGATCTTGCTACGCCGCTTAGGGGCAGGATCTAGGTTAGGGAGTTCGGAGCGGACGTAAGTCTCTAGAGCCCCCGCGACCTCTTCCCGCTTCGGAATACTGAGTGGCATTTTCCCTCACTGATTAGTCCCCACGCGACCTTGCCGCGTTGCCTGCCACAACTCGAATGCATGCCGCGAGACTCCCCCTCGAAAGTCGCGCGCTAGCACCGTAAGCACATATCGCCGCTTAGCTGGATCGAAAGTCCATTGCGGCTCTAAACTCTTCACCAGCTTTTCTTCTTTTAGCCAATTGACTGAAGTCCGAACCTCGCTCGTAAGCATCGCAAGCACTTGCGAAGTGCCGCGCGACTGCTCGTAAAGCCAAACTCCAGAGCCGTATCGATCCCCGGGAAGCTGCGACATAGTATCCCCGATCCAGCCGCGCCGCTTCCACGGGTCTGCGACTTCGTCCGGATACGCCCGACGATCCGAGAAGATAGAGCAGCCGATTGCGGTCTCCAGTCCCGCAGTAGACGCAAGGTCTCTATTCTCTTCGTCTATCGCTAGATCATAGATCCCGTCGTTACCGCGTTCTAGTTTCCAGTCGGTGAAATTGGCGTCTGGCATTAGATGTGCGCCGATGCTTTATGAGACCCGGTGGACTCTATGCTTCCTTCCTGACTCATATCGCCCTTAAGCTGGAACTTGCCCTCCACCTTTAGGTTCGTTGCCTTTATCTCGACATTCTCCGCTGTCGTTATTTTTACGTTCTTCGCCCCGTCGATAACAACATTTCCATCGTCATCTAGCTTTATGCGCTGCCCGCGTTTGTGATTCTTATAGGTCGCTTCCCCGGGCTTCTGTCCGTCTGTCCGGTCCTTAACCGGAGGCCCGTAGGCGATGCCGAAAGCTTTCCCGTCGTCCCCGTCCGGAGTGAAGATAAGGACGCGGCTATCCTTAAGCGGGCTTCCTTCTGCCCCTGCTACGTCGATAACCTCCAGGTCCATAACCTTGCCGTCTGCCATAACCTTCGTCAGTTTGTACGGACCTTTATCGGCGCTTTCTTCGTGAATTACGCCGAAGCGTATAATCCTGCTATCATCCATCTACGTCCACCTCAGCGTCATCCAACCCCAAGTCGCTCGGGGAAGGCTTCGAATACTTCTCCCCCGGATCTCCCGGAAGCCCGCTGCCCGTTCTGCCTGCGGCTGCGCCTCTTCCAGCCTGGTCCTTAAAGCTGTCTTCGAGAGCGAATTTAATCTGCGTTAGCGATCCCTTCGTCCAGTCCTTCGAGAACTCCACTTCCTTTATGAAGAGCACCGAAGATATAGCCCACCAGTAGTCATAAACCGGGACCAGCTTCCCCGGCCACCATAAAGTGCCTGCGGAAGTCGTAAAGCCCGGGACCGTCGCGACGTATTCGTTAGACTTCGCGCGCATCGTGTTAGCTTTCCACTTTGCGCTTTCCCGAGGCGTGCGCCCCTGCATGCCGTGCCTGCCGCGAGAATGCTTTCTGCGCTCGGGGCGGACGGAGGGGTCATAAGCTACGCCATACTTGTTCGAAGTCGTCTTAGCGTGCGCCCGGGGATCTCCTTTCGAGAGACCTTCCCAGAAGTCTTTATCATTCTGCGACTTCTGCCCGGAGACCGCATGCGAGTTGTGCCGGTTAAAGTCGTCCACTCCGAATTGCGACTTGAGCACGTTATTTAGCGGATCGTCGGGCAGGCCGAAGTGCAGAAACGCCCCGGGTAGGATCTCCCCCTTATTCTGGTTTATGACCAGATTGCCTTTCCCGTCCGT